GGCCCATTTAGCTAGGGGGTCGTGAAAACACGCGCCCCAGACAAGCGCAATCGCGCAGGCGTACACCGCCAGGTGATGTCGTAACATAGAGTCTCCTCGTTAGTTTGCTATATACTAATGCAAATTTATGCTAAGAAAAGGCTCTTGTGCCTGTTTTGTCAATAATAAGCGCCTGCTTACGGGGCGCGGTGTCTTTAGTGTTTGGCACGCTGATATGCGTCCAGGAGCCAAACTCTTCGATAATTTGATCAAATGGTATTCCTCCATCGATGCAGGCCTGTACGACCTGTTTGGGGGTCAATCCGGGGACTCTGATATCGGCGGCACAACCCAGCCTATGCTGGCTGGTGTCCTTGCTGCCAACAGAGTCGTTGACTGGTTTAGACCTGAATGCAGAGTTTACAAGGATCGGCTTGTTTAGTAGCGATCTGACTTGCTCTAGTAACTCTGCGGTGCGTACTAAATTAGCCGTCTCGGTGGCGTTTGGGGTGTTGTCTAGCCCCTTGCGTTGTGCCACCTCGCTGGCGGTTAGTTCTTCTAGTGTAAAGTTCGGGCTTACGTTCATTTTTTAAGCATTCCTTTAATCTCTTCGGTCTTGTCCTTAGATCCCTGGCTCGAGCCAAAGTAAAAGGACAGCACCTGTCCCGCCGCCGAGGTAATAAACCCAAGGGCGAATATAATGATTTGTTGTTGGTCCTGTGGCGTGTTGACGAACATGAGGATACCAATGAGGGAGAACGCCAGACCAACCACACCTAAAGCAAGGATAGGCACGACGGCCTTGTCTAGCTTTGTGGAGTGCTCTGAGGTCGCCACGGCGGCGTATGCCTTGCGTGCCGAGTCACGATCTTGCGCGTCCATTTTGGCGTACTCTAGGTCCAACTCTTTTAACTTCATGGTGAGCTCTGGGTTGCCGGTGAGGGCTTTTGTTACGCCCTCGACGGTGTCGTCTGGGATGCCTAGCTTGGAGGCGATCCAGCCCACCGCCGCGCCACCTGCCGGGCCAGCTACTGCGGTAGCCAGTACGGGCGCGACACCCTTTAGGATGGATAGTAGTGTATCCATTACTTCTTACCCCTTATGGCCCCATACAAGGTACCAGGCAATGACAGCAGCCACGAGGAAACAGTAGAGCTGTACTCTTTTAATTTTGTGTAGGTCTTGGTTAAACAGCTTTTCATTTTCTTTTTTCTCCTTTAAGAGACGCGCCTTGATGATCTGTATATCATCCCAGGCCTTGGGGCCGTAGTTTCGTATTACCTCGGCCTTCATCTTTTGCTCGAGGCGCTTTACTTCCTCGATGATTTTGAACTCGTCAAACGCCTTTAGTATGGTCTGGTCGACGTGGACTTTCTGTGCCCTAATGCGCTCTTGGGCGCGTTGCTGGGCTAGGTCGGTTGCTTCTTTTTGTACGTTGGCGATGCTAGTCGACAGTTCCTTACTCACGCCGCGGGCGGAGTCAAGGGTGTTGCTAAGAGATTTTGCTCCTTCTAAAAAGCCGAATTGGTCTGACATTATCCATTATTGTAGTTTTAAGAGTAGGGCGATCATGGTCGCCACAATGAATCCCACCGATCCGACTAGGATCTGCTCGATGCGTTTTAGTCTGGCGTTGATGCCGGCGTAGCGCTCGGCACAGACCGCCTCGTGCGCGGACAGCGCGGCTTCGTTTTTATCTATTAGGTCGGACATTTAATATTTACCCTCTGCGAATACGTTTACAAATACTGTGTTATCTTCCAGTGCCTCGATCTCATGCCACTTGTTGGCGATCAAATTAACGGGCTGTGTATCCTTGGTCATTACTAATTCTTTATCTTTTACTCGCACTACACAAGAACCTGCATTACACATGGTTGCGTGGCTATAAGCGTGTTCATGTCTTGGCAGTCCCTCGCCTTTGTTGGCGTGATACACATTAAGCTGTGTGCCATCATAGGTAAATTGAAAACGAGGGGCTACTGTAATCATAGTGTCTGAGTACCCTCAGTCGTTGGTTGTTGAGCTGGTGGATTTGGTTTAGGTTCATTAGTTGTGCAAACTGTGCCATCCCAAGTAAATCCAATAGATGCCACTCCAATTTGTTCAGTCAAAACATAGTCGGTCTTTTCAGCATTTAATTCCCAAACCATTGCTGGGGTAGTTGCCTGAACTAGCATTGTGTAGCCTTCTGGTGGTTTCCATGTATTTGTATCGCCATCCCAAACGCAAATGTTGTCCACTACATTATCAAGATTAACCATTAAATAATTTTGAGTTGTCATATTAATTTACCATTCAAAAATTACAGCTCCAGCAGCACCATTACCTCTTGTGCCGCTTGAGCTACCACCGCCACCGCCACCGTAAACTGACCCAGTTGACGAAGATAAACCGCCCGCTCCCAATAACGAATTCCCGCCATTTCCGCCAAAATTAGCAGCAGCAGCTCCATAAAATGCGTTGGATAACACTTGTCCAGGCATTCCATTTCCGCCTGGTATATTGATTGTTCCATTAGTTGCAGTCCCACCAGCACCTCCCGCACCAGCACCAGTAGCACTATTACTTCCATCCCCACCAACGTTTCCGCCACCACCAGTAGTTGTTGTTACAGTTTGCGTTCCTGATGCTACGGTAGAGTTTCCACCGCTAGTTGATGTGCCGCCAGCACCAATAGTTACTGCTAAAGTGTTTCCTGGGGTTAATCCTGTTAAATACCTGATTGCACATCCCCCCGAACCGCCACCACCTCCCGCATTGTATTGTGTAGACACACCACAACCACTTGGAGTATATTGCGCATTAGAACCTCCTCTACCGCCACCACCCACTACTGTTATTTTAAGTGTGGTAATTCCTGTTGGAATAGTAAATGTGCCGTTGCTTGTAAATACTTGACCTTGGGCGCCAGAAGAGCTACCCAAAGCAGCGCTGGTCCAAATAGTTCCATTAGAGACTAAAACGTTACCAGAAGTGCCAGGAAGAACACCTCCAGTTCCACCAACAGCGGGGTTTACGATTGTTAATGGCATAGTTATTCCTTATTCATACAAAATGTTAATAGTGCCAGCATCGAATGTATCTGTGCCGTTTACTGTCGTAATGCGAACTTGTGTAAGAATGTCAGATAAAGTTTTATCACCGCCACCCATAGCAGTCGTTGTAGTATTATTTTTAGTGTAATGTGATGAAATCCAAATATTACCTGAAATGTTTGTTATAACCATATGACCACTTACTGTGTTTGTGGCAGTTGTAGAACGAATTATAAAACCTGCTGTGCTATTTGATACAGCAGTAGAAGAACTAACTATTACCCCACTAGTAGAAACATATCCAGTAGTTTCAATACCACCAGAATCACCAAGTTGCACAAGAATTTCAGAAGTTCCGCTAGTAGAAACACCATTAAACATCACAGTAATTCTTTTTACCCAGCTTGGAATGCTAGTGAAGTCAATAACTGTAGGGCTTCCTGTAGCGGCATTTACAGCAGTTCCGCTAGTAATTAAAGTTCCGCCTGAGTTTGCGTTTGAGCCAACGGTGGCTAGGTTGACGGCTTTTGTCATACTGATAACCCTTTCAATTCTTCTAGCGTAGTAGCTTGGTCTGCTAGTTGTGTAATATCACGAAGGCGTTGTTTCTCAGCCACGATTGCAGAAGTATCAGAACCGCTTTCTAATGCCCGTTGAAACGCTACATCCTGTGCTTCTAATAGCGGAGTGCGTTCTGCTCTTAGGCGGTCTTTAGTAATTTCTTTAGCTTTGTCAAAGTTAATCGTAATCATTCTTGATACTCCCATGCGTTACGGAATGTGCGGTCTGTAGGAATGTCTGATACATCTACAATCTTGTATGGTTTGCCAGCAGGTACATCTTTGGCGGCAATTTCTTCAATTGTTAATCCGCAATCGGCTGGCACAATAATTGCTACACCATCGTCTGTTGGGTAAATAATTCGTTGGTTCATTTATTTCTCCTGATTAGCGGAATATAGTTACAGCAACAATTGCACAATCATATTTAGTGCCACCAGTAATTGCGGTATTAAATCTTAAACCTGATGTGGTAACTTGATTTGCACCATCTAGCATAAGTGGAAAAATGTTCTGAAATGTTACTGAACCTGTATTGGAATTTTGACTAGCAAATGACCAAGAATAATTAGCATCAGGCATAGCAGTAGTAAAGTTAACTGTGTAGTCACCAGTATTGTTGTCTGTAATACTTGTTACATTCCCACTAGCACGAATGGCTACAGTACCAGTACCATTAAAGTTTACCCATGCACGACAGCCGTATGCAGTAGCGACAGAGCCGTAACCTGAGTTAAAAGACAAGTCACCACCAGATGTCCAAGATGGTCCACCAGTAGAAATTTTTTCTGGAAGTACAGCCCCACTCTGAATATATGTATCGTTTACCGAACCCGCTGTTGCTGGGATGGCGTTAAGGACTGAGCTAACTAAGAAACTAACAGTCTCAATTAAATCACCTGTTGTAGCTCCAACTGCTAAAACGACAGTCGTACCGTTAGTGGCTGTGTAGTCAGCCGAGCCAAGCAATACACCATTACGATAAACATCAATAAAGCCAGGTGTGTACGATGGTGGTGTGAAGGTAGTCTGTCCTGAAGTGGCGGTGAACTCGGTCTGAGTTCTGTATGCTGTAGTAACAACACCGCTTGCTGGGATACCTAAGAAACGCACCGAGATATTGCCCGTACCAGAAGGAGGTGCAACCGAGAAGGTTAGGGTCGTACCGCTAACCGAGTAGGTCGATGGGTCTTGTAGTACGCCCGTGATAGCTACCAGAATCGAAGCAGTATTTGCTGGTGCAGCCGATAGTGTAAAAGCAGTTTGCGAACCCGTACCGTTAAATTGGTCGGTAAGGAAGGCTACTGTAGTGGGTTGATTACCTATATATGCCATTATGCTGCCCTCATTAAACAGGCTGAAAATTGTGATGTAGCTGCTGCGGTTGAAAAAGCAAAATTAGCAGTTCCTGTGCCATTTACTAAACCATAGACCTCTAAATAATCAGTTGTTCCATTCATATAAATAATAGAACTTACTTGCATCATTACAGTTGCTGTTGCCGTTAAATTTGCACCAATATTACTTCTAGCAATTTCTGAGCCATTTTTATAAATAAAAGTAATCATTGATGTAAAAGTACTTGCTGCTGTCCCTCTTACTACTGCATTTACTTGATAATAACCAGCAACAGTAGGTGTAAAACGATTATTTGTAGTATCAAAATTAGAATTAGTATCAAAGTTTTCTGTATCAATGGCTACTTTTGTTGCAGTGTTTAAAGTAACTGTTTGAGTTGCAGAAGCATAAGCACTAAACGCTGGACCAGTACCAGCCACGCCTGTAGATAAAGCTGGTTGAGGTAGTGTACTTACTGGCATTATGGTAACTCCTTAATAAAGTCTTTTGCTGCTTGGGCGGTCATTGTATTACCCTCTGCGTCTTGTAGTTCACCGCCATTTTTTAGATATTCTTGAAACTCAGGATTATCAGCAACACAAGTTACTCGGCATAATCCATCGTCATCAATACGACCAAATACTGTGCCATCTTCGGTTTGGCTAATAATTTTATAAATCATAATTCTGCACTCCATGCTAGGTAAGCAGTAGTATTAGCTGCTCTTCCAAATCCGCCATAACCAGCAGTTAAACCTGATGCTACTGTCAATACAGTTGTTGAGGAATATGTTGTTGCCAAGCTAAAAGTTGGGACAGCAGAACAGGCTACTGTGCTTGTGCTTCTTACTTCGTAATTTGCGGCAGTTCCGTTTTGTTCTAATGCAGTAGGAGCGGTTCGCATTTCAACAGGAAATTTATTACAAGCATTAAAAGTTGTTGTGGTTACAGAATATCCAGTTTCAGTAAGAGGAGCACTTAAAACTTGCGGAAAAACTTTGTAATAATACCTCTGACACAAAGCCAACTCAGCACCATACGAACCACCAGCTAATGTGAAGGTCGTTGCCTGTGTGCCTACTTCAAGCATTACGCCTGTGATGTAGAAAGTTGCTCCGTTTGTGCCGACTACGGATGTTGCTCCTGTAGCACCATAAAAAGTAGAACCTGACCAAGCACCAGCAGTACCACTAACAGATGAGCCAACACCTAAACCAAATCGTAAATTAAGTCCTGTGCCGTTTGTTGTTCCCCAAGTCCCAGTTGTATCGCCAGCAATAGTGATTGTTTCATATTCCCATGTATTAGCTGATGAAATAGTATATGTGAATGGGTAACTTCTTGAAGAACCATCATTATTAATTACACCGCCAAAAGTACCAGTAAGGGAACTACGCACCCAAAAAGATAAAGTTACTGTTTTAGCGTTAGCTGTTCCCCATCCCAAATCAGCAATGTTAAAACCTTCAATTTGTTGTGCAACTGTAAATAATTCAGAAGCACCTACTGTGTAAGCAGAAGATGATGTAACTCCTAAATAATTAGTAAAACCAGCAGGCGGTGTTACAGAACCAGCATTTCTTTGAACTGTAAATTTGGAAGTTTGCGATAAACTTGAATACCATCTATCCAAACTATATTGACCGCTAGTAGGTGTAATAGAAGCACCAGCATTACGCTGGTCAATCACCATATTGCCGTTAATAATTCTGTTTTTGAACGAAATACCCAAGTCTTGTTGGGTATCTGAATTTAGTTGGTTCCAGCCTACTGTTCCCTGTCCTGTGGCAATAGTCTGAGTCGTGGTGCTGAGGTAACGCACATAGACGTTCTGTGTACCAGCCGATGGAGCAGAGGTAAAGGTGATGGTAGTACCGCTAATGGTATAGCCAGCATTTGGTTGTTGGACTACGTTATTAACTACTGCTTCAACGTCATTTTGACTAGCAACTGTGCGAGTTAAAGTAAACGCAGTCTGTGAGCCTGTGCCGTTGAAATAGTCAGTTCCAGAGATAAAACTCTGGGTAGTTGGTGTATTTCCGAGGTATGACATAGTTTCCTCTTAGGTGATGTTCAACACGCTAGTTACAACGTCTGCCGATGATGCAGCCGAAGAGACGACCTTTAACGCATCGCCGGTAATTAATACAACCTTTTGATCTCCCCCTACAATAACTAACGAACTGCCTACTGGCACGGTTGCCGTCTCAATCAAATAATAATCAACCGCAGAGCGTGTGATGTAAGCATTTACCGTGATTGGTGATGTTGTAGTGTTAGCAACAGACATGCCGATAACGGTCGTCTGTGTGCTCGCACCAACCGTCACCACCGTGGCGGCAGAAGTGCCAACGTCTTTGTTAACATAACTTGTAAATGTATTTGCCATTTGTTTTCCTTATCCTAATGCGATTGCTAGTGCCACAGCAGTGCCTGCTTGATCAGCTCCGACTGTGCTGTAGTCAATCGTTACTGCCGAACTTCCGTTAAATGTTGCAGGCGCAGTTGCACCGCCCGATGTTGTAATGGTTAATGTGTTTACCGTCGTGGCGGTAGCCGTTCCCCAAGCCAATGCCCCGCCGCTTACAACGAGTGCTTGGCCGTTTGTGCCGATGCCTAATTTGCTAAGTGTCGTCGAACCAGTTGCATATAATAAATCACCGGCCGTGTACGAAGACTGTCCCGTGCCACCATTTGCCGCAACTAATGTGCCAGCTAATGTAACGGCACCGCTTGTTGCTGTGTTTGGCGTTAGTCCCGTTGTGCCACCATTAAATGTGGTTACAGCAACGCCGCTTAGTGTTGACCACTGTGGCGCGGTTCCAGTAGAAGTAAGGACTTGACCATTTGTGCCTATTGGCAATTTACTTAGTGTGGTGCCAGTTGCATAGTAGGGCAAATCACCAATAGTATAGGACGATAGTCCAGTACCACCATTGGCTGCAACTAGTGTGCCGGCTACGGTAATTGCACCACCCGTTGCGGTGTTTGGTGTTAGTCCAGTTGTTCCAAAGCTAATTGAGGATACGTCGCCAGACGATCCAAACAATGTGACAACACCAGAATTGTTTTTATAGTACAGTTTACCGTCGGTAATGTTAATCGCCAGCTCACCGTTTACCAAATTGCCAGCAATAGGCACAGCACTTGCCGTGGTGCTGTAATATAAACTAATTGGTGTATAGCCCGCTTGTGCCATATTTATTCCTTATAATACTCGAGGTTTTTTATTAATCTCTCGTTATTGGGTTCAAATTCCAAGGCGTTTGTGCCGTGTTGTATTGCTTCCTGTTTAAATCCTAACCTGTACGCCGCAATTGCCGCCAAGTCGTGCGGCCTTGCCTTCCAGTTCTCTGCGTCGATTGTGTACGTGTAGGTACACTCTGTCAGCTTGAGTGCGTTACATGCCGCGCCGTAACACTCCTCCCATAATCCTTTTCTGTAGCACGCCTGTGCTAGTTCACACCAGGTCTCACGCACGCCCGCGTCTTCTGATACTGCACGACGATACCAACCGATGCCGTCGTGTCCAAGGTTGTCGTAGCAGTTACCGATCAACCTCATGGCGTATGCACGCTCGTTGTTCCACGTCGCCTCTGGCATCGCTAAGTACTTTTGCAGTGCCACGATCGCATCGTTCCACTTCTGGTAGTACGTTAGCTCCCTGGCATAATAAAACGCATTGCGTGGACAGCTTGGGTCTTCTTTGACCGACATCTCCAGCAGATCTAAGTACTGGCCTCGTGACTTTGTTTCGTCAGGATGATGCGTAATCATCAACATCTCACTATACGCAAACACTTCTTTGGTCCGATGATCTGGCCTAATGTACTCGTGGCAGGGATGATGCCAGTGGTAACCCTTGCGGGTGTGTACCTTCGTACTGTAAAACACTTTACCGTGTCCCCAGTCAAACTTATAACTGAGTCTGGTAGTCTCTGGTGTCCAGAGACGCTCTAATTCTTTACGCCATCCTGGCTCTAACTGCTCGTCTAAGTCTAGCGATATGCAAACGTCGATGTCTGCGGGAAGTAGTGCCAAAGCGGCATTCCGAGCATGATCGAAGCGCCAAGGAGAAATGCAAATGCTATGAACAACAGCCCCATACTTTTTAGCCTCCTCGACCGTACCATCCGTAGAACCAGTGTCGGCGATCATAATATAATCGGCTAACTTACTGGACTCGCAGAATGTTTTTACAAACTGCTCTTCATTTTTGCTAATCGCATATACGGCGATTTTCATGTGCTACCCCTAATTAAAATGTACCGCCACTCACTCCGATGTATGCCGTTGCGGTTATTGTACCAGCGCTAAAGTCACCGTTGGTATCGCGCTGTACCAGCGCGCTTGCGGTGTTAGCACTTGCTGCTACTAATGACGTACCCCACGCTGTGCCGGTAGATACTGCTACACCGGCGGCTGGGTATGTCGTTGGTCCTGTCGGTCCAGTGTCTCCAGTTGGGCCTGTCGGTCCAGTTGCTCCTGTCGGACCTGTGGGTCCTTGCGGCCCCGTCCACCCTGTCGGACCTGTTGGACCTTGTGGTCCGGTATCCCCTGTTGGGCCAGTCGGTCCTTGAATGCCTTGTGGTCCGGTGGGTCCTTGTGGTCCAGTGTCTCCAGTGGGGCCTTGCGGACCGGTTGGGCCTGTCGGTCCTTGGATACCTTGCGGTCCAGTGGGTCCTTGTGGTCCAGTATCGCCAGTTGGTCCCTGGTCACCAGTTGGACCAGTTGGCCCCTGTATGCCTTGTGGTCCCGTCGGTCCTTGCGGTCCGGTAGGGCCCGTTGGTCCTTGTGGTCCAGTGGGTCCTGCAATATTGTACGCAATTGTGGTGACAATGTGCGATTGCGTATTATCACGCATGTACAAGGATGCGGTTGTATTACCTGTCTGGCCTTGCACATAAAGATTAACTAATATACGGCTGCTGGCAGATGCTAATGTAGCTGCGGGAACATACAGATCATATTCATACAACGAAGTTGTTGATGTTGATACAAGTGTTCCAGACGCATAGTTTCCGCTAGCAAGCGTTTGTAATACCGTTGTGCCGTTTGATGCAACCTCTTGGATCTCTGTCCAAAATCTAAACGTTGCACCGCCACTAGCGTGGCTAATCCACGCATATAGCTCCCACAAACCGCCGGGGAACGATGTGTTGTTTGGTACACCCGCCGCCGTTACAAAAGAACCAAGTAATGATGGCGTACTTGTATTTGTCGCTATCGACAAAACTGTTTGGGTGCCAGTATTTGGCACTGCCAACAAATCGTATGCCTGTGGTCCAGTTGCTGTTGGGCCATCAAGGAACAGTGTTAAACCTGTAGATGTGCCTTGTGGTCCGGTCGGTCCTGTGACACCTTGTATACCTTGCGGTCCTGTGTCGCCCGTTGGGCCTGTTGGGCCTTGTATTCCTTGCGGACCAGTGTCGCCAGTCGGTCCCTGTATTCCCTGAGGTCCAGTCCAGCCAGTGGGGCCGGTCGGTCCTTGAATGCCTTGGGGTCCAGTGTCTCCAGTGGGGCCTTGGATGCCTTGCGGTCCAGTCCACCCTGTCGGACCAGTTGGCCCCTGAATGCCTTGCGGACCGGTTGGGCCTTGTGGACCAGTGTCGCCTGTCGGACCAGTGTCACCTGTCGGTCCGGTTGCACCGGTGTCTCCGGTTGGGCCAGTCCAGCCAGTTGGGCCAGTGGGGCCGATTGGTCCGGTGTCTCCTGTTGGGCCTATTGGCCCAATCGGACCGGTGGGTCCTTGTATGCCTTGTGAACCTTGTGGTCCAGTGGGGCCAGTATCTCCAGTTGGTCCCTGCGCGCCGGTGTCTCCAGTTGGACCGGTCGGGCCTGTATCTCCAGTTGGGCCGGTATCTCCAGTGGGGCCTTGTGGGCCAGTCCACCCTGTTGGGCCTTGTGGTCCGGTGTCGCCAGTTGGGCCAGTTGGGCCTTGTGGTCCGGTCCAGCCGGTTGGTCCTTGTGGACCGGTTGGTCCAGTTGGGCCTGTGGGTCCTACTACCGTTGAGGCTGCGCCAGTTGGACCTGTCGGGCCGGTCGGTCCAGGATTACCTTGTGGTCCTGTGGGACCAGTTGGTCCACCAAGATTAGATATGCCTTGTAGCTGTGTCTGTTTAGTGACACCATTTTGGACAACAACCGTAACTTCGTTACCGGTTAGCGCTGTGGCAACAGGGAGGTTTGTTATTGGTTGATTGGCCATTTATATTACGGTGTATATGTAAAAATATTCCTAGCTACCGCCGTTCTAAATGCTGAACCAACCGTAATATCAACGCTTCCAGTTGTTCCGTACTCTGGAACAATCGCATTAACCAATGTTGAATTTACCAATGTAAAATTAACAATTACACCACCAATTGTAACGGTGGTTACATTTGTAAAATTATGTCCGTTAATTGCAATACTATAATTTCCGTTTTTGCTACCAGATTGCGGGCTTACAGATACAATCGATGGATTTAGTACGGAAGTTGAAAACGCTGTATTACTATTTGTTGATAAATTACCCTGAGCTGCTGCAGCTGGTAAAATACCTTCTAGCGTAATATTATCGTATTGTTGTGGATCGTTTGGATTGCCTTGTGTGTTAAGCAAGTTTGGTCCGACAGCCACAGATACATCTGGGCGTGGGAAACGCAACGCAATATTTTCGGTTTGACGGGCTGGTAATCTCCAGGGGTCAAAGTTATCTAAATCATCTTTACATACCCGCATTCCAGGAAAATTAGGATCGGGCATTAAATCTGTGTACGCAAATTTCCTGCTGCAGCGATCACAGATCGCCACAGACAGGACACTATTACCCCGAGTGTCGAGGTAGACAGGCATTACTTAACTCCGGATTGAATTACCGTTAAAGTGTCACCCTCAGCGGCGCCAGACAAACGAATAGCACGGTAGGGTTGTGCTAAAAAAGTTGCAGTGTTTGGTGCCGTTACTGGTGCAGTAATCCATGTAAAAGTAGCAGAAACAAAGTTTCCGTTTTCAACAGGATATGGGTCTGTCGCCGTTGCTTGAACGGTACCAGATCCAGTCTTTGAATATGTTACTTGGAACGGAGTAATGTATTGGTCGAGTACAACTGGAGTAGTTACTCCAGTTGCATCAGCCGTCACGGTTACTTGACGCATGATTGGCTCCTAATTAGTTGTTGGTGTAGCCAGAACCGTAGGGAGCGATTGTGCCGTCAGCGTTACGTGCGGTGTAAGTTACAGACAAAGTTCCAGCAGAACTAGCTTCAGATGCAAGCGTTACTGTGCAGTTGTATGCGCCAACGTTTGCTAATAGGTTTGCTACTGCTGCGGTTGTGCTAAATGCTACGGAAGCAACGCCAAGCGCAGAAGTATCAAGAGTTCCAACGGAGGTTGTTACACCATTAACAGTTAGTGAAACGGCACGGCTAGTAGCTGCGTCGTTGATGTAACCTTGAATTTCATGGATGATTGAACCAGCGGGGATTACTACAGAGGCTGCGTTGCCGCTAGTAAAAGCCACTTGTTGGCTTAGTACGGCTGCACCAGTGTTGTCGGCAGAAATTGTGCCGTCATTGCTGGTAGTTTGGCGTGTGTTTACACGAATGGGAGCTGTAAATGTACTAGACATTATTTGATTCCTTATCTCAGTGGGTATCCCAAGCTGTCTCTGAGTCGTCTCACCGGGAAGCGTCGGCGGTCAGAATGGGATTATTCTTCCTATAACTACTAATGCAAATTAATTAGAAAAACCGCCCCAAATAGTAAAAAAGCCACCCTTGTGGGGTGGCTTTTAGGACTACGAAGGTGCTGATTAAACGCCTTGAGTACCGTAAATGTTACGGGCATCGTGCCAGCCGGTAGCATAACGCTCGGTGGCTTTGTAGCGCATAGAATCAGTTTCGAAATCGCCTTCCATGGATTTCTCCATTGGACGACGCATTACGAGCATGAGACCATTCTCAGCATCGGTCTGTACCCACCATGCCTTGCTGGAGCTCAAACGGGTTACAACGTGTGTACCCTTTGGTAGCATGCCAGTGGACTTGATTGGGTTGAGATCGTTGTCAGCTGTACCAGAACGGAGAACAGACTTGAGGATAACCTCTGCCTGGAACTCGAGTGCTGGAGGAACAACTAACTGCTCGGCCTTCAAGCGAATACGCTTACCGTTGTTGTCGATTGCAGAACGGATCTGGATGAGCATTTGCTCAACAGAAGTCTGCGACAAAGCGGCAGGAGTAGTCAACTTGTTGCTATAGGTGAGACCGTTAGCTACAGGGTGAGCTGTATTTACTAAGGTTACGCCGTCACCGCCAGTATAACCGGAAGTAAATGCGAAGTTTAGTAAGTTAGCGCACAATGTCTCTTTGGTTTCAATCATAGACTGAGCCAAGTGCTTAGCGAAAGTGCTGCCGATACGGATGTGGTCACCGTCTTCCATCAATACCTTGGTTAAGGCGTATGCCAAACCATAGATTTGATAGATGAAACGTGTGATGTACAAAGTACCGCCCTGATCATAGCTGACAGGAGTTCCGTCAGGCATAGCAGGAGCTGCATTCATACCGTACAGCATTACTTCTTCGTGATAATTACGTGGAATACCTTGAATCTGTTCTACAAATCCCTTCCACTCGTCAGCGCGTTGTTCATAAACGCCATCAAAGACTTCGTTGATAATCGGCTCGACTACCGCACGAAAGTCTGTACTACGCATTGGGGTTGCCATGTGTTAGTTCCTTTCGTTGTTAATTAAATCGAGACCTTAGGCGCTACAAACGTGTTGTTAGCGATCTGTACCTGAACAATCGTGTAAGTGTCACCCCAAGCGTTTGTTTCGCCAGGTGGGTAAGCAGTTTCACGGCCTAATCCAATTACACGTACTTGGCCTTGTGCGCCAGAAGCTACTGGAGACGCGGCAAGTGCGGCAGTTGAAAAACCAGCGCCACCATTACCGATGGAAATACCATCAGCAGTTGTGTAACCAGTTGCACCACTAAAGTTGTACTGTGCGCCGATGGAGCTAGCGTCAGCAGAACCGTTGATCTGTGCTTCGTAAACCATAGCTGGGTCTGTCCAGATCCAGAAAATGATTTGGGTATAAGAATCTAATTGAACCTTAGAGGCCCACTTAGCTACAGAACGACGACCTTGGGAGTCGGTAAACTCTACACCATCAAATACACCGTATAATGGGGTAGTATCGGTCGCACCGATAGTCAATTGGTTGGAGCTGTTTAAACCAACAGGCTGATATTGATAGAATGCTTGACCTTCACTCAAAGAGTAAGGAGCATTATAGCTATTATCAGTAGCAGCTTGGAAAGAGTTCGTACCCACGAATGCAGTAGCACGATCCAAACCGCTAGGATGGTATGCAGGCTTCAGACCAAAGGGTTTAAATGTTGTGGACATTTATGTGTTTCCTTTGTTATTTTGAAGAATGTTATTGGAAGCGAATATTACTATTTGCTTTTGCGGCCTCTTTTTCCATTTCCAAAATGCCACCCTCAAGAATTGATCTGCCACCTTTACCGTCCTTAGCAGTGCTACGAACGTTTGCGGTAATATTTCGCTGGTGCTCAAGGGGATCCTCAAGGTGCAGCATGCGCATCACTTCTTGATAGATTTCTTCTGGTAACTTGAAGAGAACCATCTCGTTACAGCTAACACAGCCTTCAAACTTGCCCGAGCTCATTTTACCTAGTGCTTCAAAGCCTTTTCCTAATTCTGCGGCTTTCACTGGCTCATAACCCAACGCCATACGTTTGTCGATACTGTCATAATTATTTGTGGTGGATAACCAGCACAAATGAAATCCAGGGATTGTTCCCCCTGGAATATCTGGCAACGCGCTATTTTGCCATTTATCTCTGAACGCCTCTGCACGTTCGCGCTTTGATTTTGAATCCGGATCTTCTGCTGCCATCCGTTCTTTTGTTTCCTCGACTCGATCAATTAAACGATCTTCTAAGTCGCGTTTTATTCTTGTGTTTGCCATGATAATTATCCTTTGTTAGCGCGATCATACGAGGCGTATGCGCGGATCATTTTATTTCGTTTCTCAACATCGTCCCACGAGCCAGCGTCTTTAATTGCCTGCACACGCTCACGACTTAACGTGATGGTGCCAGGTTTTGCGCTGCTTGTGTTTGCCACCCGACTAGAGGCCGTTGGGCCTGCGCGCCGTGTATTTGCCCCACCTTTACTGGTGTAGCGGTGTGGCAGACGTGCCGATAAACGATTATCTAACTCTTCCCAGTACTCGGAATCACTTGGATCCCAACCATCTGCTGCGAGTTCTTGATCAATTACCTTGGCAATTCTACTATCTGTGTCTCGAGCTTGTGGATCAAACCAAGAGTTTTTCTTTAGCCACTGAGTCGCGTTGCGTTGTACCTCAGTGCTAATCTCATTTGGTACGTTTTGTTTAGGAGTTTTTACTTCCTCAAGCTGTTGTTTTTTATAATACTGAACTTGTTGCAGCCGTTGTTTTGCTTCTGTCAACTGTTCCAAGTATTCTATTTGCGCTGCTGCGTCATTTGATTGAGCAGCTTGCATCATTTTCATTTTGGCGTACTCTACACGAGTCGATTCGTCTTCGATTGCTTTATCAATCTGTGCGAATTGATATGATGTCGCGGTATTCTCTAATCTAACCAAACGTTCAGCCAATTCGGCATTACGTCTCTCTAAAGAAGAAATTTTATTACGCGCTGTAATATCTTTTTGTTTAATTAATTCTTTTTTTAGCTTTCGCTCTTCTCTGCGCGCTTCACGAATCCGTTCCCGGTCTTCGTCTGTTTCTTCGTAGTCTGGGTCGTTTGACTGGGCTTCTGATTCACTCTCAGCCGAATAACTTTCTTCGCCTGTTTCGTCTGCTGTATTGTCTTCGTCTTCGTTTTCTTCAGCAAATGGATCTTTTTTTTCATCAATCGCTGCTAAAACGGTGCCATCGTTTTGTTCCTTGATAGGAACGTCTTTTTCATTATCTGCCATAATTTTCTTTCAAAATTAGTCTACAAACGCTTTCATCTTCTGCGCATGGTCAAATGACTTAATGCGAGAGATAATTTCACGTGCCTGGATGGTAATAAACACCACGGGCGAGCCGCCATCATCTGGGCTCACAACAAAACGGTCACCGCCGTACTTGATGGTCCTAACCAAATCGCCTTCTTTGCACCAAGGGCCTTCAATCCAAGGCTCTAGGGTATCTGGCGACTTATATGCTAGTGGGCCAATCTGGCGTACTTTAGCTACAGTCTCATTGAAACGTAACGTCTGTCGGGTCTCGTCAACTAAAATGATTCCACCCTTGCTTTTGTCCTTCTCCCGTCGTAGTTGTACTAACACGCGGTCTCCGGCCACTTCAATACCTGGATCGATGTCCGGAAAGCATTCAGCTTCCGAGCGAAGATCTGGGTCTTCCTTTTGTGATAAATCAAATGCCATGCGGCAGTCCTTTCTTGAATCTTACGATTCGTCTTCTTCGTCTTCCGTTAAAATCTCGTTAATAATATCCAACGTAATCTTAAATCCCTCGTGTCGGCCAACCAATCTCTGGTAGTCCTCAAAAGAATTTACGTTAGTTCCCGCGGTAACGGATTCCGCTAGTGATTTTTGCTCAGCCTTTACACGACCGATAATTTCAGATAAAAAGTCCTTCATAATCTCACTAATGCAAGTGTATGAAGGAATCCGCCCTAAAATTAATAAAAATTGCCGCCTTTGATATCTTTAAGGTTTTTGCCTGGGCCGATTGGCTTGGCGTTTCTTAAGTTACCTTGTTTGGCGCCGATCTTCCAGTTATTATCCCGGTGGCTGCCAGATGGGCCGGCGTCTAGGGTTTTATCTTCTGGGCCGCCGCCGCTAGATAGTTTACCAGTCTCCTGATATGTTTGACGAAAGCCTTTTAAATTTTCGGCCATGTTATGCTCCTGTGGTGGGTTTTGGTTGTAGTGCTGCCTGTACTGCCTGTTTAGCCATTTCGGCATCGGTTAAAAACTGCTGTTTTTCAATCTCGATACCATGTTGACGGATATCTTTTTCTGCTTCGTTTACTGCCTGGATACCAAGCATTGCCTGCTCTTGGGCGAGCGCTATTTCTTGGTTTGTTAGTTGCATCTGTGCCTGCATTGCAGCCACCCGCTCGCGCGAGGAGTTGTTCATGCTGTTAATTGCAATGTTGGTAGAGTTCTTCTGGTTATCCAGCTCGGTCTGTACCTCGTACTTGCTTTGGAGTTCCAGCACCTTACGTTGCAATTCGGCGATCTTGAGCTCATAATCTTGCTGGCTCTTTTGCTGGTCCATCTGCATCTTAAACTGAGCCTCTTGCTGTTTACGCTGAGTTTCAGCCATTTGGGTCTTAAGAATAACCTGAGCAGTCGGATCCTGGGCCGCAACCTGCTCCATCTGGGCCTGTTGTGCCTGCTGTACTTGCTGGGCCAGCTGTTGAATCTGCTGGGTGTAGGGCTGCATTATTGTTTGGGCGTCTTCGCCAACCATTTGTGATGCTAATGCCAAAGCTCGTTGTGATTCGATTGTTAGTGGTTTTTCTTGGTTCAATTCTAACGTATCTCTACCACCTTGCGCCTGCGCTACGTATGATCTCATCGATTGCAGGTAGTGCAACGTTAAGTGTTGCTTAATGTGTTCCAACGCCAGGGGTGCGTACGCCGGTCCAACTACTGGATTTGCTCCGTAAGCTGGGTTCATTGCATATTCAAGGTGAATCTTAATGTGGCTGATGTGATCCTGGTCAGGATACGCCGCTGCGGGTCTACCCATTGTCATTGAAACGTTTTCCAACGCTGGGTTTGACTCTTTTGCTCCTAACGGATTTGGCAATATCTCGTCAATGTTAGGAACTTTTAATTGGGTTAATACTCTACGATACGCCGCCCGAACGTCAAACATTCCCGGAGGCGCGGATGTTGCCATCTGAAGAATTGCCTGGTTCTGAGCTACTCGTTGTGTCTCAGAGAAAATGTTAGGATCAGATACTGGGCGTACATCGTTGTTATATGAGAAGTCACGTACTTCAATTGCCTCACCGGACTGGTTGTCCATATCGGCCAAGTACCAGTGGTTAATGCGGGAGATAATTGCCAGCGACTTAGCTTGGCTGCGGTGTAGTCGTGCGTGAATGCTGGAGAATACCTTAGCACCTTGCTCGATTAGAGCCTGGGCCGTACCAACCGGCATGTTGTTGTTTGCTTCGCCAATCTTTTCTTCTGCTGTGGTGACAACGCCTTTAGCCGCGTCAGTTAACCAGCCAAGTAAATTGTATAGTACCGACGATGGCTGGTTAAATGGCATTGGCATCGCAATCTTGCGAACGTCGTCAACACCAGGTGCTCCCTCAATCTCTACTACTTGCGTAGGTTCGATTCGATCGCTTTGGCCACCAATTCGTCCACCCTTGAGCTTAAGTAGCGTTTGGGAATTGTTAATATGCGCCGCGTCAAGGAGAGCGCGTAGAGCGCCAGTGAGAGCAGCGCTAAGGCCACCAATAAGATGGGGAAGACCAATAGCATAAGCGCCACGCCAAGGGATAAATTTAAACTCGACATACCAGTCCAGTTTTTCAAACTTCTCATCATTTGCTTCCCAGTTACGATACAGACCCAAGACTTTACTTGTGGTCTCATCAATCATTAAAATGTAAGGGGCACGTTGTCCCTTAGTTTTGTCGTCTTCATCCAAACGCATGAAGCAGGTAATTTCGTAAACACGACGCAATCCGTCGATGTTCTTCGATGGCATGTCTTTGCCTTCGATTTTATTGTTTGCTTTTTCAGATTGTGTCTGATCATTTAACGGAGCATCGGAGGTATACTCGCTGTCGATGTCGATGTAAATGCCATTTTCAACGCGCTGCAAAAACGTGTCTTCGGTAATGTCTTGTACTTCGGTTACACGCTGCGCTGTGTAGAAGTTAGTCGACGCGTATGGTAACAAGATGTTGTCAATTGCTACCCATTCGCAGATTGGACGCTTTTGTTCTTCGTCCCAGCGCCACTTAAGGAACTGTGATCCGCCCAGTGGCAACTGAGTGAGCAGCTGCTCCATCTCATCGCGATACTCAGGCACTTGTTCAGTTAACTGCCAGTTAAGGAAGTTAACTTTGCGGTTTGCTGTCTCTTCTTTTAATCGATCTGCTTCGCCTTTGATGTTAGACTTAACTAAACCGTCGGGGGGAAGTAATTCTTTAGCCGTTGACGCAGCGAAGTCAACGCAGGCCTCCGCCATAACTGGGTGCACCACCTTGGAAGCACCGTCAAACGTCGCCCCTCCAGGTGCATCTTTTCCAAGCCCAGTTCTACGCAATCCTTCTTCATACTGTTTATCTCGCTGTGTGCGTGACTCTTTGTCAACGTCAATTAAATCCAAGTATTCGGTTGCAAGGGCCTGTAGTGTGCCCTCATCAAGCGACTCTGCCAAGTTTTCATAAAACTCTGGGTTCTTACGTGGGCTTTGTTTTTCTTGGTAGTTAACAATAACCGAACCGTCTTCTAGTTCAACTATTTCTTCTTCAACGTCACCTGGCTCTAAACCCAGTGCGTCTTCGTAATAGTCCATCTCGGCATCTTGTGCCATAGCCTCTTGAATGTTTTCTTCGGTGTCAAGGCCCGGCAAATTTGCACCAGACTGGATGGGTAGTATTGGATTTGCCATTATTCTTTAATCTTTTTTGAAATTGCCTTAACCGCTTTTTTAGCGGGCGCTTTTAATTTTTTTGCTGCCGCCGCAAATGGGCTGGCATTAAAAAGTGTAGACGCCAATCCAACACTATAGCCAAGGGGGTCTCCAGATTTAGCGGCCTCGTATGTGTCTTTAGCTGAGTCTGCCGCCGCCATACCCCACAATAGTGGGTTTGCGAGTGATTCCATGATTGGTGCCTCCATGCCTGTCTCGCCCATCCTAGCGTCACCTAAAAGCATTCTTGCCATCGTGGGGGAGATATTGCTTAGGGCACCGTGCGCGCGGGAGTACAGTGACTCGTTTGGTATGGCCTGCATTGTCGCCTCTGGGTTGTAGTAGGGCACATAGTCTGTCCCCATAACACCGCCGCCATTGTTAAATCGTTGTGGCTCGTAACCCAGCGCAATTAGTTCCGCCAACATGTCCTGTGGATTTGTGCCAGTGCTACCACCATCAGCAAAAAACCTGGGCTGTATGCCAGACTCTTCCAACAAAAACTGTTGCGGGGTCTTTAACATACCCGGAGAGGCGGGCGTCATGCCAGCCTCTTCCATCAGTAATTGTTGGGGTGTCTTTAGAAAGTTCATTTTGAGCGGGTAGTTATTCCTATTTATACTAATGCACAAATCCTGGGGTATCCGCCCTACTGGGCGTAGGGGTTGGCAAATCGTTTGCTTAGGTCGTCGTCCACGTAACTATAGTCTCGAGCCGGTAGCGGGTCGAGCTGGATCCATCCAGAATCACGTAAAACGCGCAACGCTTGCGAGAGGGAGTCGACGTAGTCGTCGTGTCCACCAGCCTCTGGAAATGAACATACTTGACGCAGAAAACGTTTTGCCCAGTCTGCATATTCTCCTTTGCGTTGTGGTTCCTCTGGTATCCAGACCTTACCCTTAGACACCAGCGGCGCGACAATGTTTAACCGTTGTACCTTATCGGCGCGTCCTGGATTGTATCCACGCACCGGCACGCCGGCGCCCTGGAGCTCCTGGATTAGCGAGATACCCGCCGACTTATCTTCCATAAGGATCAGGTCTGCTTTTCGGCCCTTGCCGAAGTCATTATCGGCGCCGTAGACGACCTCCTTGAAGTCGTTGATTACCTTCCTGCGTAGCTCGGGGTACGACAGGTGCTCGTCCCAAGCGTCCAGTAGTATGATTGCCGTGCCAGAGTCTAGTTGTTCAAACACGCCCCAGATGGTGCAGGCGGTCGGGTCGTTCATTGTCTTCTCAGAAGTCGCCGGGTCATACGACGCAATGACATACTCCAGCGTTGGAGTCGGTTTGTTTGCTGGCCAGAGCTTAAACTGTTTACGCTTAATGATACCTGACTGTTCCGGGTCAAGGATCTCACCATAGATCTCTTGTCTTCCAATGTCAGTTCCGTCATACGTTTCAAGCTGTTTGAAAAAAGTCTCTGAAAGGTTTGCTCGGTTGTCGTAGGACGACGCGTTTGATACGTATACATCTCCACCTACTTTCCCCTCGTTTAGGTCTACAATTAATTCTTTTGGTTTGGGAGTGGTGGTAATAATCTGCTGCACTCGAGGGATGCGTGGGTCCCGTAGACGGAGGGTAAACTGTACTCCATCGTAGGCATCATCGATGTAATCAAATGCACACAGCTCGTCAAACCACGCCCCGTGATATTGTTTACCTCGGTAGCGCTCAGGCTCGGAGGCCGGGATCCCCTGTATAAGAGATCCATTTGTAAGGGTGATTTCAAACAGGGACTTGTTGTAGTCTCGTATAAGTGACGGGGGAATGATATTGAGAAGTCCAGAGTCCCCCTCGAAACAAGTTGCACGTATATCGTTTGAGGTGGGAGCGGTGACGAGCCAGCGGGTGTTGTCATACATCCAAGCCCGAATGCCAATCCAGTGGCTAGCAGTGTGCGTCTTACCCGACCCGCGGCCGGCAAGCATAAGAAACGTGTCATATTCGCCATCCTCTGGCTCCCGTTGGTGTGGTAGCGCCTGTAGGTGCCACTTGACCTGCCAGATGGCAGCCTCAAGCTGTTCCTTAGGCCAGTGTTTGTTGCTATCTGCGAACTTTTTTAGTACAAGTTCTTGTTTTGATGTTAACGACATGAAATAAAACCCTCTCCTACGAGATAGCTGTTATCCGGCCCGTCTGTTTCGATGTGAACACAGGTCTGTGGCTGGATCTTTGTAATTTTTTCGATGTACCTACGCGCCTGGTGTACTTTTATCGGCTTAGATACCTGATTAGGTACCAGCTTTAGCCTGGTTTTAAAAAATAGCGAGTAAATTTTCTTTTGTTCTATAAAACTAAGCCGGGTCTTGCCGCCCAGGGACTCAACTAGGCCCTGAACTGCCAGCGCCGTGCCGTAATGCGTCGTAGAGAACCTAAACTGGTCTCTGTTTGTCGAATATTGCTGGGCCTTTGCAAACAAAATGCCACGCAGCAGCTCAATTCGCTGCTCTTTGTCCGCCAGCAGGTAGTTTGCCGGTAATTTTGTCGGAATATCTGGGGCCAACTGTGACTCTATGGTCGGCGATATGGTAAATTGACGCCAGCCATTCTTCAAAGTCTTGCGGATCTTAATTTTGTACCCAAATTGTTTGAGCTGCTGCTCAACTTCTTCGGTTGTGTCGGGGTTTGTTGTAAAATATCCGCTGGGTTTGCGGTTTATAAACCAGAACCCGAACACAAACGGCGGGACTGGTAGGGTCTGGTGGGGTAGCTCGATGGGTTTTGTGGTAGGGATCGAATAGATCCGGTGGTTGTCTTCCCGTTTATAGCCCTGCTCTATCAAATTTTCCACGTTCATGGGCCGTAGTGGCCTTCTAAACGGGTGGTATCCCTTGTATGTCATGGCACGCAGCCGGTACTTAAAGTTTTCCACCAAAAATTCTAGGCGTTTGTCCCCAGAGATTGTAAGGTAATCGTTTAGGGTAACCTCGTAACAATCTTCTGAGAAGTATTCCTGGACCAGCTTTACCCTTACGGGCTTGCCATTTTGGTCAAACAGGTAGTCACCTGGCTGGATTTTGTTTGCTGGTTTCCAGTAGTCCAGGGTCAGGACTTTTTGATTTGCTAGTATCGCCATAAAAATTCTCTAGGACCCACAGGTCCAGCCAACGCCCTAACGGCGCTCGAATCCTGTTCTGTACCTCGACCGGTAATCGGTTAATGTCGAGGTAATCACAGACCTTTAAACGAAACTCAATGTACCTAGCCGTCTCCTTGTCCAATATTCCTATGGGCGCGTCGGCAGAATCAAAATGCGTGAGGGTACAGACAAGCACACGGAGACCACGCAAGACTCCATTGGAATCTTCTAGGGCACCCTGTATTTGGTAAACGTATTCGTTCATACATCTACTAATGCAAACATTTGATTATTATAGCCCCACCTTAACGCGATAGTTTTTAACTATCAATTTTGCTCGCAGAAGCGCGGCACTTGCGGCACTTGCGGGGGTATATTCCAGGTTTCCCTCTATCTTTATTTTTCTTTTTTAAAAATAATAAAAATAGTAAAGTAACCCCCGCAACCCCCGCATCCCCGTCGAACATCAAGGACTTAGCGCATTTCATTTCACATTGTGAAATTTGTTTCTCAAAATTTACAAAAAAAATTTTAGAAAGTCGACTTTTGTGGGGAATGGAACGAGCTTGGGGTCTGTGGGGCCCCCGGGCCGCCGCCCCGCCACGGGACCCAAATTGGGGTATCGCATTATGAAAAAGCCCCTGTGCACCAAAATGGTGCACAGATTCACCGCCTTGGTGCGCGTGCACCAACATGGTGCACAGCTCGAGCGCCTCGATGTTAGTGAGCGCTTACTAACATCGAGGCACCGCGCCCCCCTGCCAAGTAGCGCATAGGTTAGTGAGTACTAACTAACATGGGCGAGCGCCCACTCTGTCCCCATTATCAGCACTCTCATTGCCTGAGTGCTAAGTTAGTAAGTGCTAACTAACTTGTTGCGGTGCACAACAAGATTAGGGTTTCCCCTAGTTGACGGATTGGACGCGTTCTAAGGGGTCGCCACGCCACGATCGCAGTTTGTGATGGTTAGGTATTAACTGGGTGACGATCGTTGAGCCATGGAGCTGGGGTGCTGTGGTAAAGGCTTTGCGGGCGCGAGGGCGGATAGGTGGGGTGGGCGAGTGATCAGGTAATTCGGATTACCACAATATCCCACAATCCCCCACAGTTTAGTCGGGTATTTTATTTAATTGTTTACATTTAAATCAAAAGGTCTGTACAATAGAGGGTATCGGAAGTGCAGTGGCTAATCCACTCAAACGCAAACCCAACCGCGATCTATAAGGGGGAGCCGGCAGAACCGGTGCTGTTATCCAACACAGCGTATGCTAACAGTAATACAGCGCAGTATGTTGCTGAGTTATCAAGTAGGTAAGCAGGAAACGGGGTTCGCCTCGAAACGATTAGTTAGCTAGTCAAACAAGCAAACCGAATAGTCTTGGCCAAGAGTGTGGACTAGCATATCCACTTAACTCAGTAACATACTGCGCTGTAAGATAGTAATGCTCAGAGCGCATTGTTTACAGTGTGCTCGAGGCAGTACTAACCAAACAACAGGAGATTACACCATGGCAAAATTCACAGTCGTTAAGTTAATCGATCAAAAGAAAGTAGTACCCGCAAGATTGTTACCTGAGCAGTCAGGTGACTGCCTTGAGTGGACAGTGGATGATAAAGACATCCTCCAGTACAATACCAAGACCAAGCAGTTTAGTCTTGAGATATACGAGTTTCAAAATGATGACTACGAGCTAGTCAACACCCTTGGCCACGACGACGCGTATCAGGTCGCGTTAGATGAGGGCATCTGCTACAAGTAATACAGGTCGAAACTGGCGCAAGCCAGTCTGCACGTTAGGCGTGCACTGATGATGACCAAACAACGGAGGATTTATGCAAACATTTGGAGAGCTAGGCATACTTAGCGTATTTTATTTTGGTGGCACCAAGTGGGTTAAACAGTCAACGCGCACTGCCCACGTATATGGCACACCATCACGTTACTTTTATTTTAGTAAAAACGAGCTAGTAAAACAGGAGACCAAGTAATATGCAAACAATCAACATCGGACTAGACAACCCAGTCACCGGCAAACAAAACACAGTCGACCAAACCATCGCCGTCGCGATCCGCTACCTCAAGGGTATCAGCTACATCACAATCGCAAAGGATCGTGGCGAGGTGACCCTAGTCGTTACCTACTTCGAACCAATCGGATCCCTGACAGTGCTATGCGCTGAGCTCGATCAGGACTGCGTCGCAGTCTACGACCACGACATCGGGCGTGGCGCGCTCATCGGGCCCAAGGCCGAGGCATGGGGTGGCTTTGACAACGAGCAGTTTAAGTTTATATAACAGTGGCTCAGTCTATGAGCCACTGACCCAGTACAATAATCACATCAACAGGAGAGATTATGAGCTACAACACAGACTGCGCTAAGATTTGGAACCCAACGGGCGATATCACGTTCGAGGTGCGCATGGATCCACTGGGTGCGGGTAAGTACGACGTGTGGGCAGTGCAGAGCGGTTATGCACGCAAACTTACATCAAACTGGTTTGCCAATCGTAAGGATGCAGAGGCATTATTTTTATCTAAGGATTACAATCAATGGATGGAGGAATTACAATGAAAGCACTACAAACATATATCAAGCGCAACAATGACTGGGATGCGCTCTTTAATCGCGTTAACGCGCGCCCACTGGGTATCGATACCCATGAGGATCGTCAGCGCCTAGCACGTCGCATTGACAACGAGCTGAGCCCCGAGAATCTATCGTGTGACGGCGAGCTCTCACGCACTGAGGTCAATCGCCGGTACAATAATCTAATCCGAGTCGCTGAGCAATTACAGAAACTCGACCCATCAATTCAATTTTCGGAGGTGTAATATGAGAATTAAAAATCCAGTGTTGATATCTAAACAGGTAGTCGCAGTGTATGAGGTCGACGTCGAGGGCACCAAAATCGAGGTCTTTTACTCGTACAACATGGACGACGAGGGCAAGGGTGGATGGGACTGGGATCTGTCACCCTGCTACGAGGGATTGACCGACGACGAGATCCAAGAGCTCGACGACGAGTTTGAAGAAGTTATTTCTAATTTATAGGAGGCAGTATGGCAGATCTACAATTTGGCGTGCGCGAGCTAGGGCGCAGGTTTTACGAAGAGTATCACGAGGAGCTTTTTAGCGCGATCAATGACATCGAAGACCCGATCCGTGCGCTCAGGTTTTTGCAGGGCATAGCACGCTCTAACCAGTCGTCATGGTCGGGTGGCTTTAGCGCGACTAATATGGAAGAGCAGATTAAGCGCGAGCTCGCCATCACATTGATGGAGTATGTAATTAATAAGATTGAGTACTCAACAAAGGAGGCAGTATGACACGCAAGCACAGACTAGCATATAACGCACTCAGGAAGATCAACGCACCGGTATACGAGCGTGTTGATATCAATAACTTTCAGATCAGCGCCGAGCATAATTTCGACCCAAAGTACGGCAACACGCTATGGGCAGATTATTACGACGGGCACACGATCGGATCAGATTGGGAGTTTGGTGTCAACCCACTGATCACCGAGACGTTAAACAAGTACGGGCTGTACGCAGAGTGGATCAACGCAGGTGAATTAGGGGTATACGAATGAGCACAAACAACGTAGACAATTTAAGTGATCAAGAGGTATCGCAGATAACCCTATACGCAAAAGGGTTAATCGAGGGCATCAGGGACGTCTTGCCAAAAGACAAGGCAGACTTTATACTCGAGGATTATTGGTACGCGTGGGACAATACAATTGATATGAACATTATGTACGACCCACAATACAATAACCACGTGCTCTGTTTATACCCAGTGTATAATCAGGTACGTGATGATTCAACATTTCAACGATTCATTTTAGGGACAGGGGGATAACATGGCATTCACATTAGCAGACGTAAACAATATCGAGTTTGACGAAGAGATCAGCGAGGCGGACTACTACGCCTCCATACAGCGCGCTATTAACAGTGGCATGTGGTCACTACAAGGATCGTATGGTCGCACCATGATGGAGGCAATCGAGGCAGGCAAGTGCCTCCTAGGTCTCAAGGGTGCCAGTGACTACTGGGGCAACACCATTCCATCACGCCTCCAAGTTAAGGACGGCACCAAGGGATCGTGGGAGTATGTCAAGCAACACAACGGCGTAGTATGGGCAAACAAAATGGCAGGAGTGAAATAACATGACAGCAGAACAATTGTATGACCTATTGGAAAAGGCGGGCATCGAGTTTGACGTGGTGGAGGTATTCGAGGGACTGCGCACGATTAACATTGTGGTGGAGGAGGAATAATGGGAGCACTGTACGAAGTAATCGTTGATGGCGATTCAAAACCATTGATATACGCATACGATGACGATGACGCACGGGAGATTGTTAATCGTTGGTATGACAACCCGAGTAACTTTGAGATTAAAATAAAAGAGGAGGAATAACCATGGCATTCTATTATTTTGGCGACATGGAGTTTGGTGATTTTGTGAAGGGTGACGACCACTACCCAGTGGCGCTGATCCACGCAGTGCACGACACACGGGAGTTTGCCACGGAGGAAGAGGCAGACGACTACATGGTCGAGCAGGGGTTTGGTGGGTATGTAAACGCCGACTCTAAGAACATTGAGATATACTTTGCAAAGAAATAAAAAGGTCTGTATAATAAAATCTTTAACGGAGGAATTATGAACACAATCAACGTACCATCATTTAACGAAGTACCTGCATTCACCGACGACTTGGTCGACCAGTTGGGCACAGTCAAGCAGGCAATCGACGAGCTCGAGGCAACAGCACGCAAGTTTAAGGCAGAGCTCATCAAGCGCGGTGTTGGCACCTACGAGGGCGCTAAGTTCTTTGCCGAGGTGCAACACTACGATCGTGCCACGATCAGCCCGACACTGGTGCGCAAGCTCAGCAACGACGAGTTTGTTAAACAGGTCACCGAGGTCAAGGCAATCGACGCAGTAGTAGTCAAGCCACTGGAGGTGTAGTATGAAGATAGGTGACGTGCTACACAATGGCGCCACTGTACTCCAGTTTAGCGACAACGCTATCTTGGCAACGTGGCGCAGTAAGGTAACGCCATTCGTAACATGGCGCTACTTTGAGGGCGATCCCAAATCAACATCATGGGGTCACTATTTTAGTAATCTTGAAGACGCAGTAAAAGACTATGAGGAGAGAAAATAATGCACGGACTACAAACAATGGCTTACCTAAACTACCAATCTGCCGAACAGCAGAAATTTATCAATGACGTACTAACCAAACCACGTCCTCCTGAGCAAAACCTGCTCGAGGTGTGGATTGACTGGAAGAGATCCCAAGATGAGCAATTACAAGTACGTTCTAATTGACGAGTTTGGCGGGGCTGTACGCAAGTTTGCGAGTAAGTTGGAGGCTACCCCCTACCTTACTGACGGAACGCGCCTAGAGCCCCTGCCAAAGGCTCCAAAAGTCAATCTATACCAACAGGCATTACTAATTTGTGGGGAGGCACCATTTTGAATGTTATCGGCGCATTTATTGTACTGATCACGGGGTACTGGATGACGGAGGGGTTAATTAACGTCACCACTATCTTGTGGTTTTTGTTTGGCGTATGCCTGCTCATTCCCGAGCAGGTACGAGACCTAATTAAATTTACATGGGAGCTATATGAAAGAAAACGACATCCTAAGTGACTACCTCAAGTCACTATACGGCA